AATGAAGATATAAATGATACAAATGAAATCATTAGAATTCTTGCTATGCAACGAGAAGGTAGTTCATTCAATGATAGAAGATTAGATTATCTTAATAGAATTGTTTTGAAATACTTTGATTCTCCAATCAACATTGAAAAAAACGAAGCGGAATCATTAGACAAGAAGTTAACTAAAATATCTCAATTAGCAAATAAGATTGATAGATTAGAAGGAAATGTAAGAGCCGGTGAATATCAAGATGAAGGTAAATTAAGTAACGCAGAAAAAAACTACCGATTAGCATTCAGTGATTTAATCAGTACCTTACAACAAGCCTACAAAAAAACTAATGAAAGTATCATGGAAAATAAAGAAATTGATGCATATGATAGTGGGTTTAAACACGGATATGGACAAGAAAAAAATAATAACCCATTCGATAAGAATAAACCAGAAGAAAAGAAACAATACTGGCAGTATGAAACTGGATACAGTAATGGAGAAATGGAACGACTTTATCATAAATCAGTTGGTACGATAAATGAGGATTACGATGCAGACTTACCAGTTGTAATGAGTTTAATTATAGAAGCACTGGGTAATGATGACAATTGGAACCTTGATGGTGATGTAAATTGGGATTATGTCGCAAGTGATGTATGGATTTCATTTGGATACGAAGAAATGGGTTATGACAGTGAAGACTTTAATGAGTTATATATGGATGCAGCAGAAAGAGTTGCAGAGAAATATGGAACTAATCCACCATTTCATAGTGGTCTAGCAATGGAAAGTGACTTATCAGAAACTATTCGTAAGAATGGAAGTAAGTGGACAATCTTTTCTAAAAAAGGTCGTAAGTTAGGAACATATGATACAAAGAGAGCAGCAAAGAAAAGATTAAGACAAATTGAAATATTCAAACATCTAAATGAAGGTATTGATATAGAAGAACTTTTAGATAATCCAACTCCTACTTTAGAAGAATTATGTGAAAAATATAATAAAACTATGGAAGAAGTTAAAGAAGTTGTAAAACAAGGTACACTTCACGAAATGGAACACACTTCATTTGTAAATGTTGCTTTTAAGATTGCTATGGATCACATCGATGAGAGATTCGATTACTATGACCAATTAGAAAAAATAGAAGAACATAGAATGGTTTGGAAGAGAACCAAGAAAGGTCCCAAACTTGCTTGGAGATGTACTTCTGGATTTAGAGCAAATAGAACGGTACCAGATCCTAGTGATTGTGGTAAAGCATTGGACATATCTCAAGCAATGAGAATGAAAGCCACTCGTAGAAAGACTGCAACTAAACAGGCTAGAAAAAGAAAGAGAACAATGAAAACTGATATTACTTCAAGGGTAGTTCGTCAGTTAAATAAAAGAATAGCACCCAAAAAACCGAAAAAGAGAAAAAGGTAATATCAAAATTTTATTATGTAGTTAAATCCTTATAATTAGAAATATGGATTTAATGATAGACATAGAAACTCTTAGTGCTAAACCAAACGCAATGATTCTTACAATCGCAGCAGTAGCGTTTGATCCATACAATAAAGTAAATGTATCTCCAGAACATAGTTATTATGCTCGTGTAGATTTAGATTCACAAAAGAATAGACACGAAGATGAAAACACATTAATTTGGTGGAGTAGACAACCCAAAGAAGCAAGAGAAGAAGCATTCAATGAAGAAGGTAGAGTACCACTCAGTGAAGCATTGTCAGAATTATCTAAATTGATGAGAAAGTGTAATAATGTATGGGCACAAGGGATTGCATTTGATATGAATATTCTTGAAAATGCGTACGAAGAAGTTGGAAGTAGACACCCTTGGCAATTTTGGAATGTCCTAGATTGTAGAACTCTGTTGAAATTAAACCCAGTCAGAAAGTTGGGTAATAGTCACCATGCTTTAGAAGATTGTCAAAATCAAATAGAGATGTTACAAGATACTATTAAAAGACTTGGAATTACAAAAATAGGTTAAAAGTCTGCAATTAAATCACCTTGTGTCCACTTGGTGTGTCTTAATTCTTCCTCACAATTTAAACATACTGTCTTGTATCTCATTGATGGTATGTTATTTTCCGTATCATAGACTGATAATTGTTCTTTATATCTTGGTTTGAATCCACATTTTTCACAAGTTGTGTTTAGTGAATAACCAGATATTCTTTTCTTTTTTCTTAATGATTTCATACAAGAACTACAAATAGAACGATAATGTGTAACTCCTTCTTTGATATAGTTTATGGCAACCATACGTTGTCCACAATCACACATTCGTCTTTCTTGTTGTTCTTGCTTGGATCTTGGCATTAAGTAACTATTCCAGTAGTTTGCTGAGTATATTGTTTTCCAATTTCTTCAATTGTTTTTGTAACACACATAATATTACTTTGCTTGATGACAAACTTTGCATCTGGGGTTGCACTAAACATAAATGGACTTAATGCAAGACCTTGTTGAGCAGCAATAATAACCATTGGTTTTTTTATACTAATTTGATTTTCGTCTTCTTTCTCTAATCTACCTACCATCTCTTCACCAGATGAAAGTTTTAAAGAAATTGTATCTCCATTCTTGTAATTTGATTCTAATAACATATCAAAGGCACCTTTTAAATAAAAAAATAAGTTTTTACTACGAATTGTAGTGTTTTTATTTATATCAAAGGTTTCAAAGGTGTTTTTAAATAGGTGTTTTTGACATTAATTAACTAAATAGTATTAACAAATTTTAATAAGAATTTTTAACAGGAGAAAAGAATGGCATTAGTTTCACCAGGTGTAGAGATCAGTGTTGTAGACGAAAGTGCGTATCCAGCGGCTTCGGGAGCAACTGTTCCATACATTTTAATAGCAACTGCTGAAAACAAAATCAACGGGGCAGGTACTGGAACTGCGGCTGGTACTGTTGCATCAGCAGTAGGAAATACATATTTAATTACAAGTCAGAGAGAATTGGTTAATACGTTTGGTAACCCATTCTTCTACAAAACTGCCGGTGGTACACCTATTCATGGTTATGAACTTAATGAGTATGGTCTACAAGCAGCATATTCAGTTTTAGGTGTAAGTAATAGAGCATATGTTCAACGTGCTGATATTGATCTTGCACAACTTACTCCAACTACAGTAAGACCAGAAGGTAGTCCTAATAATGGAACATACTGGTTAGATACAAGTGAAACTGCTTGGGGTATTTTCGAATGGAATGAAACAAACAACGCATTTACAAACAAAACACCAACAGTCATCACATCAACAAGTGATTTAGTAGGTGGTGTAGCAAGTGGTGCTCCTAAATCAAATATTGGAAGTATTGGTGACTATGCAGTTAATGCGGTAAATGCCAACAATCCAATTTATTATAAGAATAGAAACAATGTATGGGTTCTATTGGGTGACAACAGTAATACTGCAAGTGCTCCAGATTTAGATTGGTATGACTCATGGCCAGTGATCACAAGTGCTAGTTCAAGTTCATTAACAATTGTTAGTGGTGCTAACTTAGTTATTAACGGTACTACAACTGGTAACACAGCAGGTACAACCATTGATGATGTTGTTAGTGTTATTAATGCGGCGGCATCTACAACAGGTGTAACAGCATACAATAGAAGTAACAAGATTGAATTATATGCAGGTCCTGATGCTTCTGACGGTACGACAGCGGCAGGAAGTTTTGTTATTGGTAGAGAATATGAAATTGCTACAGTAGGTACAACAGATTTCACTGCGGTAGGTGCAAATTCTAATACAGCAGGTGAGACATTTATTGCAACTGGTGCTGGTTCAGGAACAGGAACAGTAAATGACTTCAGTATTACAATTACAGATAATACTGGTGCTGGACTTGGTGGTACATATCCTACTATGAGAATGAGATTTAGTAGTCATGCACAAAACCCAGCGTGGAGATCATCTGATGATACATCTTGGGATGCAGGTCGTCCTACTGGTTCAGTATGGGTTAAGACTACTGCAGTAAACAACGGAACTAATATTTCTATTAAGAAATACAACACATCTTCTGCTTCATGGGTTTCACAATCGTGCCCAGTATATGAAGATGATGAGAGTGCAAACAAAGGGTTAGATTCATCTGCTGGTGGTTCAACAATTGCGGCAGGTGCAACATATGCACAGTTTGATACAAGTGATAATGACACTGGTACAATTAAAGTATTTGTAAGAAGTGGAACGGGTGCAGTAAGTATTACTGGTGATGATACATCTCCATCATTTACATCAACTGAAGAATTTACAATTCAAGCAAGTGTTAAAAATAGTGATGTGTTAAGCGATGCTGTCACAGTAACTATGACAGGCACAACAGCAGAAGATTTTGTAAGTGATTTCAATGCGGCTGGTGTTGATAATATTGTTGCAACAGTTACTGATACTGGTGCAGTTAAAATTACACATAACCAAGGTGGTGTAATTATTCTTAAAGATACAAGTGGAACTCCAGTGGCAGATGCTGGTATTAATACGACTCTAGACAATGTAAGAGCAGGTAACGATAGTGACTTAATTCTAAGTAACTGGGAAGTTCTTGCGAATGAAACTGGCTTTAGTGCTAGTGCTACTGCACCAGGACAAGATCCAGATGAAGGTACATATTGGTACTTTAGTGCTGTAGATGAGTTCGACATCATGATTAATGACGGAAGTGAATGGAAGGGATACCAAAATGTAGCAAGTGATATCAGAGGTTATGACTTGTCTGCTACATCTCCTAATGGTCCGATTGTAAGTGCAACTGAACCAACTCAACAAAGTGATGAGTCAGCATTAGTACACGGTGATTTATGGATTGACACAAGTAATTTGGAAGATTTCCCTAAGATTTACAGATATCAAGCCGTTGATAGTGTTGATCAGTGGGTTGCTATTGATACAGCAGACCAAACAACTGAAAATGGTATTCTATTTGCAGATGCTAGATGGGGTGGAAGTGGTTCAGTAGACCCAATCAGTGATGATATTCCAACTATTAAGTCTTTACTTACAAGTGATTACTTAGATTTAGATGCTCCAGATCATACTTTATATCCAACTGGGACATTACTTTGGAACACTCGTAGAAGTGGTTACACAGTAAAACAATTCCAACTTAATTACTTCAATTCATTAGATTTTGATGGTTCATTACCAACAGAAAAGAATGCTTGGGTTAATGCCAGTGGACTTAAAGATGACGGTACTGCTAATATGGGTAGACTTGCACAACGTAGTATTGTTGTAAGTGCTCTCAAAGCAGCAATGGACACAAATACAGATATTCGTGAAGAACAAAGAGTATTTAACTTACTTGCAACTCCTGGATATCCAGAACTTATGACTAATATGGTTGCATTAAACAACGAAAGAAACAATACTGCTTTTGTTGTTGGTGATACTCCATTAAGACTACAAGAAAGTGGTTCTGAACTAATTAACTGGTCTGGAAATAACGGTGGTCTTGGTACTTCAACTGGTGATGGGTTGAATGTCAATGATAATTATCTTGGTGTTTTCTATCCTAGTGGTAGAACTACTGACTTAGAAGGTACAACTATTGTTGTTCCAGCGAGTCATATGATGCTAAGAACAATTATTAGAAGTGATGATCAATCTTATCCTTGGTTAGCACCAGCAGGAACAAGAAGAGGTAATATTGATAATGTAAGTGCTATTGGTTACATTGATAGTGAAGGTGAATTTAAACAAACTGCGGTTCGTGAAGGTTCTAGAGATACATTATATGAAAACAATGTTAATCCATTAACTTTCATTCCTGGTACTGGTCTTGTTAACTATGGTAATAAGACAACTAAGTCTGGATCAGCAATGGATCGTATCAATGTTGCTAGATTAGTTGCTTATATTAGAGGACAAGTTGAATCAGTTGCTAAACAATTCATCTTTGAACCTAATGATAAGATTACAAGAGACGAACTTAAGGGACAAATCGAAGGAATTATGAACGATTTAGTTGCTAAGCGTGGTTTATATGACTACTTAGTAGTATGTGATACATCTAATAACACTCCTACAAGAATTGATAGAAGTGAACTTTATGTAGATATCGCAATTGAACCAGTTAAAGCAGTTGAATACATCTATATTCCAATAAGATTAAAGAATACTGGTGATATAGACGCTGGTCTATAAAGGGATTCAACAGACAAATAAAAAACCCACCTTCGGTGGGTTTTTTAATAACATTAACAAAGTATATTGAGTATTACGTATGAGTTTAAAGTCAATACGAGTGTCATTATATACCATATTTTTCAAGAATACAACTTTTTTGTAATAAATTTACTAAATGTAGTGGTATTTTAGTAACATTAGTACTAAATACCTATACACCAAGTAAAAATGGTGTTTATAAAGGAGGTGTACTATGAGAAGTATACGAAAAAACGGCACTGGTTATATTGATAAACTTATACTAGGTCGTAACAGAACCACCGAGATAAAGGAATGGTGTATGCTCGGTTTCATAGTAATTGTAGGTTTAATATCACTCCTACTCAAGTAATGGGAATCAAAAAAAGGGTAACTAAAAAGTTACCCTTTATAATCTTAGGTTAGTAACGAATTACTTGTTAAAGATCTTATATAAAACTGCCGCCGCTACCAAGCCAACTAAACCTTGAGCACCTAGTTGTGCAACGATTCCAGTAATTGTACCAATGACGTCACCGCCGATAAATGGAACAGTGCCACCGAAGATAATTTGTAGAACAATTGCTAGTGCAATTAATGCTACGCCTGCTTGGGTTGCTTCATTGATCCAACCTACTACTTGTTTTAACATAAGTTTCTCCTCTTATTAAAATTAGTTTATTTGTGTAGTCTTTTCGGACTACTTTAACCTTTGATTACAAGGGTTTTTGATGTAGTTTCGAGTTACATCGAATATTATTTAGTAAAAACAATACTTTTTTATTGAAACAATTAAAAAATGAGTCATTTTTTGAATTTTTTAAAATGATAAATAAGATTGATATTATTTAAGGAGATAATTTATGTCAGTATCATCTTTGACTAGGATGACAACACCATTGGCTACTGATCAGTCAGGATCTAGTCAAGGTTTGTTAATGCCTAAATTAAAATATCGTTTTCGTGCGATATTTGAAAACTTTGGTGTAAGTACACCAAGAACTGAACTAACTAAACAAGTAATTGATTTCACAAGACCTGAAGTTAATTTCGATAACATTGATATCGATATCTATAACTCAAGAGTTCGTCTTGCTGGTAAACATACTTGGTCAGACATCAATGTAAATCTTCGTGATGATGCAAGTGGTGCAGTATCTAAGTTAGTCGGTGAACAACTTCAGAAACAATTAGACTTTATGGAACAGTCAAGTGCTGCATCTGGTTCTGATTACAAATTCCTCACAAGACTTGAAGTTCTTGATGGTGGTAATGGTGCTAACGAACCTAATGTTTTAGAAACTTGGGAAATTTACGGTTGTTATTTACAAACTGCTACTTACGGTGATATGTCTTATTCAGACTCTAACCCAGCAACAGTTGCTATGACAATTCGTTATGATAATGCTGTTCAAACTCCACTCGATAGTGGTGTTGGTGCTTCTGTTGGAAGAACATTAGGTACAAACGTATCTTAATAGGATAACCCATTATGGGATTTGGTAGTTTCTTAAAACAAGCCCTAGAAGACCAAGTAGGTAGTTGGGACGAATTTACGGATGGTTTTAAGGAAGGGTTTTTCGGAGCAGATTATCTCCGTGATTACACACACGCAAGTAAAACCTTTCGTGCTGATGGTCATGCACTTGCTCCGCAGAACAAATTTCTATTTCATGTTTACTTTACCCTAAACACTGCTGAAATCCCACAACTAGCACAAGCAATAGGAGGTAATGATAATTTATCTCGTATTGGTATGTTGGTAAAGACTGCTAAATTACCAACATATAATTTCGAAATAGAAGAACTCAATCAATATAATAGAAAGCGTTATATCCAAAAGAAAATAAACTATCGTCCAGTTTCTCTTACTATGCACGATGATGGTAGTGATTTAATAAGATCAATGTGGTACAACTACTATGATTATTACTACAATGATCCGAATTATAGTTATGGTGATACTGGTTCTGCTGCATACAATAATAGAGACATTTACAACAACAACCGAGAAGTTCATAGTTGGGGTTATGATGGTAGTGGTCCTAATGGTGAAAACAAACCCGCTTTCTTTAAAGATATTACAATCTACGGATTAAACCGTGGAAACTTTACTTCTTATACATTAATAAATCCAATCATTACTGATTGGGATCACGATAACTTTGACTATACTCAAGGTAATGGTGTAATGGAACACACTATGACAATTAGTTATGAAGCAGTCAAATACGGTAGAGGTAAAGTCGGTGGTAAAGTCAGAGGATTTGGTGATTCAGCACTTTACGATACAAGACCTAGTCCACTTGATATGGGTGCTAAGGCATCTTTATTTGGTAGAGGTGGTATTCTTGATACAGGTAATAGTATTTTAGAAGATTTGGCAAATGGAAATATTTTGGGTGCTATTCGTTCTGGTGGATCATTGAGAAATGCACTTAAGGGACAAAATATAAAATCACTAGTTGCTTCTGATTTAGTATCGTCTGCGGTTGCATCTGGTCTAAACTTTATTTCTGGTGGTGGGAGTTCTAATTATAGTAGTCCATTCTCCATACCTTCATTGGGTTCTAATTTTAGTTTTGGAAGTTTTGGCGGTGGAATTGTAAATACATCAACATTGTTTGGTGGTACTAACTTTAGTTCATTGAATACTTCGTTGTCGAATAGTATTCCTTCTCTCTCAAGTTTCGGAACCAATACCTTTGATTTTGTTTCATCTAGTGTAAATTCACTCAAAAGTACATTTGCACCGAATATAGATGCATTGAATAGAGACTTTAATGGTGTGTTTCAAAATATACAAAATTCATTATCTGGTGGTATGCCAGTTCTAGAAAATGCATTGTCTGAAGTATCTGACACTGTGAGCACATCAGTAGTTCCAAATATTACTTCACTACAGAGTGATATACCTTCTGCGGATAGTCTGAAAAAATCCGTTGAGGTCTTATCCCCAGTTGCTGCAGATTTAAATAAATCATTTGCACCAGTTCTTTCGGATGTGAAAAACACATTTACAAATAATATAGATACTACACAACTTAAAACAATCACTAACGATATTAAGAATAATGTTGGAAATGTATTCAGTAACGGATTCAACATAGGACAATAATGGCAAATAATTTCAATATAGAAAATTTTTATTCAGACCCAGATGTCAGTATTAATTCGGAAGAATACAATATTGTTATTGGGTTTTTTAGAAAGGTTACATCATCTGAGAAATCTGCTGAAGCATTCGCATTAGATTTATTTAGAGTTGCAAATGGTACTGATGTTCCAGTCTTGTCATTACTGGAAACTATGAAAGACCAAGATAAGTTAGGTGTCAATGAAGTTATGGCATATTACTTAAATCAAATCAGATCACAAAGTGCACTATTAGGTGTAAAAAATGTAACGAGTCCTAATAATAAAGTGGCAAGGAATGTTCTTACTTAATATGTTATGGCTCTTAAGTACTCAAAAGGTCACTTTCAACCAAGAAATCCAACTAAGTATGTAGGTAAAGGAAGTATCATTTATCGTAGTTCTTGGGAACTTGCGTTTATGAACTTTTGTGATACAAATAGAAACATACTTGAATGGGCAAGTGAATCAATAAAGATACCTTATAGAAACCCATTAACTGGTAAACAATCCATTTATGTTCCAGACTTTTTAGTGATTTATCAAAACAAAACTGGTAAGAAAGTTGCTGAACTTATAGAGATTAAACCAAAAAAGCAAAGTGTTCTTACGGAGAAGTTAAATAGTAAAGAAAGAGCAACTGTAGCAATTAATTACGCCAAATGGGAAGCAGCAGCAAAATGGTGTAAACGGAATCAGATTGCATTTAGAGTAATTACCGAAGAGCAAATATTTAAGAAATGACAAAGAAATTAGAAAAACTATTCGATTTACCAAAAGACGAGCAAGACAAAATAGATTTTGACAAACCACTATATGATGGTAACGAAATTACATCTACTGTTGAACTTACTACATTAGAGAAGATTGAGAATGCTCTTACTGCTGTTAGAGATTTGGATAGTAGTGATGCTGAAATGGATACAATTGCACAACAAGCAGTTGATAGTTTTCAAGAATTGATGACATTGGGTATGAATGTAGAAGCCCGTCATTCAAGTGAAATATTTGCAGTTGCCGAGAGAATGTTGAACACTGCGATGAGTGCAAAGAACAATAAAGTCAATAAAAAACTTAAGATGATTGACTTACAACTCAAAAAAGCAAAACTGGATATGGACTCTGGTGAAAAATCACATACTTCTTCTGGCGGTATGTTAATGGACAGAAACGAACTACTCAAACAACTCACGAAAAGTGATGATGTTATTGATGTTGAAGAATCTGACAAATAACATAAATACACTCATAAGAAACACACTGAATTAGGAAAAAACTATGAAATCATTACATGAATATTTGATTGAGTCAAAGCAAACATACGAATATCGTATTAAGATTGCCGGTGAATTAACCAAAGAACAAATTGAAAGAATGGAAAGAGGATTCGAAGCATTTGATATGGTTAGTTTAAGTGAACCAAAAAGACTTCCTATCCAAGAAAGTCCATTGGGATTTGAAGGTGTAAAAAATAAAGAAGTTCATATTATGGATGCTGTTTTCAACTACCCTGCATCTACAGAAGCATTTACAGAGATTTGCAGACAGTCAGGTATTGCTGGTAGTAATGTTATTGTACTTAACAAAGCATTCGAAGAAAGTATGATGGATGAGGAAAGCCGTAAAGACGAAGGTGATGAGGCTCTTCTTGATAGTGATTTACCAGAAGATGTTCAAGCAGTTGTTACTGCTAAAAAAGAATATGGAACTGTTGGTGATGAAAAAGATGTTATCAAAAATGCTGCAAAGACTGATTATGAATTTGCAAGTGATGATGTTGCACCAAAAGCAGAAACAACAAATGATTTACCACAGGGAACAGATGGTCCATTAACAAAAGTTAATTTACCAGATTTACCAGAAACTGGAAGAAAATAATATGAAAATTGATCGTGACCCCACTGTGACAAGTGATCACAAAGGTCACCATCTAAAGAATGCTAAAGGAGAAATAGTAAAATCTTTTAGTAGAGATGCAGAAGGACTTAGACGAGCAACACACGCTAAGTACAGACTGTTTAAGAATTTAGATTTACCACCTATGGAAAAAGAAGACATGAAAGAAGAATTAAAGAAAACGACATCGGTGGGTGGTACCAGTCTACAAGGTGATATAGATGCTTCATATGAAGATTTATTGAAAGCAATCGGAATACCACATTGGAGAGATGAAGATAATCCAGGCATGTCAGATGGAAAAATAGATGTCGAATGGATGTTCGAACTTCCAAATGGAAAAACGGTGACACTATACAATTGGAAAAATGGTGTAGCCTATTTGGGAGATGAAGGCCTTGAGGTCGAAGATATTAAGAATTGGCATATCGGTGCAGAAAATAAAGAAGATGCCGATACATTTAAAAACTACATTATGAAACAAATAGTTAGAAAAGAGGACAACACTATGAGTGATTTAGAAAAGAAACTAGAAGAAGCACTAAACGAGACTATCACAGTTAATACAACAAGTGATAATAATCCAGATAGTCAAGATAGTGTAACTATCACAGCAAATGGCGAAGATGCAGCAGAACTGTTGGGTATGTTGAAGATGGCCGGTATTAATCAAACGGCTGAAGAACAACCCGAAATGAGCGATCCTACAATGGCTGATATGATCCAAATCATTCCTCTTGATGATGCGGAAGAAGAAGTCGAAGAAGATTTAGCGAACGCACCTCACGATGCCAGTGAAGTAGAAGGTGATGTTGACACAATGGTAAATGCAATTAGTGGTGGACTAAACAAAAAGAAAAATGCATATGCCAAAGCACAAGATGGCGACAATGCTATGGCTGTTAAAGAAGATGAAGAAGATTTAACAGAAACATACTTGCGTGAGTTTGATGAGTTCAATGTAGAGAAAACAGAAGATGGTGTCAAAGTCGAGAAAGTTGGTGACTTCAGTGTAACTATTGGTGCTGATCACTCAGAATCTGAATTTTCAGATGAAGAACAAGCCAAAGCGGCAGAATTATTCGATTTAGAGTTAGAACAAGCAGAACTAGATGATGAAAACTATGTAGACGAAGATGCACTAGATGAAAATGCTTTTAATATGGCGGCGGCTCAGGCGGCAGTAGACGGTAAAAAAGAGTTTGAATTTGGTGGTGAAATGCACAAAGTAACAATGGACAAAGAAACTGCACAAAAACTAATTGACGAAAGTGTTATGGAAGATGATGTAGAAGAAGGTTTACGTATTGTTAAGCATCCAAGAAAACCAAAAATCGACGATGAAACTAACGAAGATGAAGAAGATGCATTAGACAAAGAAATGTCTGAAGAAATAGAAAAAGACGAAGAAGTTTTTGCAGAAGATGAAGAAGATGTGAATGAGGGTTTAGAATTAGACTCATTTAAAAAATTAGCAGGTATCTAATATGGGAGAAGACATTAAAAAATATTTGAATCTTTTTGAATCGACACAAGAAGTCGAATACCAAGAAGTAACTGAAGAGGATCATGATGAACCTGCCAGTGAAGAAGAAGAGGCAATGGCTGGAGATCAGTTAGAGTTTCTAAAATATGCAGCAGAAGAAATTAAAAAAAATATCAATGATGATGGTAGTTTTCCAGAATGGTTTCAGAATAAACTAAGTGGTGTTTATTCAACAATGAAAACATTACATGCATGGATGGAAGGTGATTCTAGAAATGATGATATGGAAGGAAAAGTTTGCA